CAATTATGTATTCTATTATTCTATATGCGTATATTTGTGGAAAAGCCCAAGAGGAACTTTCATATGACTAATGGATACTCAACATATTATACAATTATTCCATCTATTAGGCACAAGAAAAATTCGAGTCTCAAATGGTTGGGTTGCAGGTAATTGTCCATTTGCGCCATGGTTGCATCCCAAAGGAGAAGATAGACGTCCTTCATTTGGTATAGCTACAAATAAAGAGAGTTACTTTCATTGTTTTGCTTGTGGGGTAAAAGGTTATTTACATCATTTACCTTTTATGTTGTCTCAATATACATTACAGGTTGATGGTATAATTGATAATTATATACGACAATATAAAGATACATATGATATAGATAACATGTTGCCACAAGGTGAAAATACTTATAAACTCCGAGAGTTATTTAACACATTTGAAGAAGCACCTGAAGTATTAAATTTAACAAAAGATGATATAACTAAATGGCAATTGAAGTATGATAAAGATAAAAATACATTAGTTTTTCCTATAACATATAGGCATGAATTAAAGGCTCTTAAGGGTCGTAATTTAAGACAAAAAGGTTTTATGTATTATGAAGGTTCAGCTAACATTAAACGGGAGGGCTTATGGTATGGTATGGATATGACGGGTGATAAGCATCCCTCGAAGATAATCCTTTGTGAAGGTGAACGAGATGTTATCTTGTTGTCCAGACGAGGATTTACTGCTTGGGGGGCATTGGGCTCATTAACTAAAAAACAAATTCAGATAGTAAGACAATCAAATATACCCTTTGTTTTATTTTTTGATAATGATAATGCAGGTCAGAATATGCAACGCCAAATTCTTGATGCATGTAGTTTATTTAATGAATTATATATTGTTAATGAATATGGTGGTTGCAAAGACCCTGCGGAAATTATTGAGAATAAAAAATTAAAAACAGCAATATTATCAATTACAAAACTTTAAGGAGATTAAAACAATGACAGCAAAAAATTGGTTCAAAATTGGGCAAGATGGATTGCAAGAAAAACTTTCAATGGATACAGCTAATCAAATCAGAGCATCTAAAAATGCACCTCGTTTTTGGTTAAGAGTGGGTGAAGAAGCGGTAATTGTATTTGTTGATGACACTGGTTTCTATGCTAAAACACATCAGCTAAACGTTGCAGGGTCTTGGAATAACTTTATTACTTGCACAGCAGATTTTCAACCGTGTCCTGTTTGTAATAGCGGAGATAGACCAACGTTAATTGGTTATTATACAGTGATTGATACCAGGGAACTTCAGTTGAAAGATGGCACGAGAGTCAAAAATCGTCGTGTATTGTTTCCAGCTAAAAATGTAGCTATTAATATGATAGCTGATTTGAAGAAAAAATATAACTCATTGGTTGGTTTGGCAGTTAAGGTTAAGCGATATGGGCAGAAATCCCCGAATTGTGGTGATTATTTTGAAGTTATTTCTGATAAGCGTATTGCTTTGAAATCGTTGGGCTCTGATGCTGATGTTGTTTATAATTATGAAAAGATATTAGCACCACCGACGCCAGAAGAATTAGATACATTGGGTTTTGGAAATCGAGCATTAGGTGAAGTAACTGCTGATGTTGATGATACAGATGATATTCCATTCTAATTATGACTACTTTTCCCTTTGATAAAGTTATACGAGTCGAGGGCATGGCGCTGGTTCATACACCAGCGCCTGATGCTTTGAAAAAAGCATTAACTCTGCAAAATACGCAGAAATCTTTAATTTTGCCGTTATATAAAACCACAGATAACCCGTCGTTGTTATGGATACCTCGAGCTATTGCGCAGCAACCAGTAAATGCCATCGAATGGAAACGTTTTCATTTTAAGCATAATATTAAGCTGCGGCCTCTTCAGCAGACTTTGTTAAACGCATTCTTACAACGCATGGATGGTTGTGGTGGTATTTTATCTGCTGGCACTGGTGTAGGCAAAACTGTAATGGGATTGTGGTTAACAGCTCTTTATGGGTTGAAGACATTGATTATTGTGCCTACCGATATGATATTCAAACAATGGATAGATAGAATACAAACATTCTTGGATGTGCCAAATATAGGCATAATTCGAGGTGCTGTTTGTAATACCGATGCTCCGATTACAGTGGCTATGTTACATACGATTGTAAAACCTAAATTTAAACATTTGCATAAAGAATTTGGTTTGGTTATTTATGATGAAGTGCATACAGTAGCTACCCAGCTTTTTCATAATGCTTGTGGTAAATTTCATAGTAAATTTAATATAGGCTTATCGGCTTCTCCATATCGTAAAGATGGTATGGCTAATGTCTTTTTGTGGCATATAGGACCTATATATGCTTCAATGAAAAAAGTTGATAGTGTTCCACGAGTTAATGCTGTTTTTCTGAAAAATGATGTTACTACATATACCTGTCGGAGATGGAATGGTAAATTAAATTTAGGTAAATTTTATAATCAATTAGTAAATGTTCCTTCTCGTAATCAAATGATTATAAAGTATGCTCTAAAAGCGTATCAAAATGATTATAAAACTTTAATTCTAACAGAACGATTAGAACATATTGATATACTTAAACAATTACTCATATCTAAAATACCTGCTGACCATATTGGTATTTTAACTGCGAATACAAAAGAGATTGATAAACCAATTATTATTGGAACATATGGTTCGGCTGGTATGGGGTTGGATATTCCATCTTTAAGTTGTTTAATTTTAGCAACGCCTCGTACTGATATTTTACAACCAGTTGGTCGTGTAACCAGGGCTAAAGATATTCAACCTGTTATTATTGATTTAATTGATGTGAATGATAAAATGATGGTAGCTTGGTGGCAGAAAAGAAAGAAGGTTTATGCGTCTTTAGGTTGTAATTTAAGGGAATTGGCTTTTTGGAAATGAGGAAAAAATCACCTCTATATTTTAAGTTATATTATGACCATATCCATTTACGAAAATATAACAAGCGAAAGTTAAGAAAAACTTTACGTGTTCATAAAGCTAATCGAGAGCAGAACCCTATTATTCAACAAAGAAAAAGAGGTAAAGATAAACTTCAAAACATGTTTGATACTATTCCACAAATTTTAGAATTTCTTGAAGCGTTCCCAGAAATTGAATTTTAGAAAGGAGAAATTAGTTATGGCACGGCCAAAAAAAGAAAAAGAAGAAGTAGTCTTTACAGGTGTTCCAGCAAATGTATCTTATAGTTTAACTGCTACAATCAATATGGGTAATTTTGAGTCTTTGAAAATTCAAGTTGGATTAAGTATGCCTTGTAAACCTACCAAATTACAGATTGATAATAAATTCAAAGCTATTGCAGCACATGTGGAAGAATTATTAGATAATAAAGTAAAAGAATTAACAGGGGGTTCTCATGGAACTAACCAAGATGCTATCTAAATATCAATATTATGTTGGTGATAGGGTACCACCCATTCAGCGATTACCCAGTGGTATTTTAGCATTTGATATTGTAACAGGTGGTGGTATTCCGATTGGGCGCTTTACTGAATTTTATGGTGATAAATCCACTGGTAAAAGCACCACATCATTACGATTTATGAACCAATTTCTTCAGCGAGATGATAGAAAAGCAGTTTATTTAGATTTTGAAAATACATATGACGCCGCATGGGCAAAACATTTTATTCAAGATTTAGATAGAGTTATTGTTGTTCAACCAGACTATGGAGAATTGGGCGTTGATTTATTGAATTACATAAACATGCAGATGAAATAGGCTTTATTATTTTAGATAGTTTAGCCATGATTATTCCAACTAAAGAGGTTGATGATGATGCTTTAGCACAACATGTTGCCACACAAGCAAGATTAGTTAGTAGTATGCTGCGCAGGGCATTGCCATTAATCTCAAAAAATAATCAAAACACAACGCCTATTACAGTTATTTTATTAAATCAAATTCGAATGAAGATTGGTGGTTATGGTCAGGCTAATCAAGTTACAAAACCATGTGGAAAAATGCAGGATGCCGTTGTTTCTATGGATATTCGTTTTTACTCTAAAGAATATAAAGTTGTTTCAAATGTTCCTGTATCTGTTACCCATCAAATCAATGTTGAAAAAAATAAAGTCGGTGGGCATCCTAAACGCACTGCACAATTTACGATTTGTTTAGTGCCATCAAATGGATTAAAAATTGGTGATTGTGTTGATAATGATTTATATCTTGCAATGATGAAAAAATTGCAGTTAATAAAACGAGATGGTAATAAATGGATTTATAATGATAATGTATTTAAAAATTTGCTTGAAGTAGAAGAACAGTTATTACATAATCCAGAAATTAAACAACAGCTATATCATCGAATTTTGGATACAGTAACAACAGACTTGAGTTTATTGGTAGGTGATGATGAAGACGCCTAATATGATATTACGATGTATTTGTTGTAATCAACCATTTACAGGGAAAGCTACCCCATTTTTAACCATGGAACCCCCCGTATGTTCTACCGAATGTTTTCTATGGTGGATAGCACAATTTTCTAATAAGTCATTATCTGATGTTACTCCAGTAATTCATTGTAATGAAAATGACTTTAGAAATGATTGGGAACGTCGTGTTGCCAATTTTTTAACTTATTATCAAATTCCATATTTATATGAAGCGATAGCTATACCTGTTGGAAAGAAAAAATATATTCCTGATTTTTATTTACCTGATAGTGGAATTTATCTTGAGGTAAAAGGAAAATGGTATCCTGGGTATAAGACTCTTTTTGTAAATGCTTGTAAACAAAATCCTAATTATTATTGGCTTTTAAATGGACATTTTTTGAAACGGATAGGGCTACTAAATGGACATTGATGACTATCTCGAATTATCAGATATTTTCATGTATTTTGTGCCCAGGAAAAAAGATGTTGAAGTTAAACAAGAGCATGTGGATATGCTTTTTGTCTTGCTTAATAAGTTATTAGATGATATAAAAATAAAAATGGCTGAACTACCACCA